GCAAGAGCAGAGCTTTATAAGATTGCCAAGTATAGTATCAAACTACATGACATGATGAAAAGTATAAGCGAAGCTGAAGGTCTTGAAGGATGGATGCAGAGTAAAATTACTAAAGCAGCAGATTACCTAGGCAGTGTGTATCATACTCTTGATTATGATCAATCACCAATTGCTACCGAATCACATAAGTTTACAATGTCAGAAAACGATGTCACTGCGTATAAAAATACATTAGCAGAAAAGATGTCAAAAAAAAAATAAAGTCAGCCCATAAACACGCAGACAAGTTAAAGAAAGATAAAAAAGCAAAGTCTAGTATCACAAAATGGGCTAAAGACAAAGGAATGGATCCAGAAGGTGCTATGTACGCAATAGCAATGAATAGGGAGAAAAAGAAATGAAAATATCTGAAGTAACCGATCACACTTGCGAAGAGTGCGGCAATGTAAGTTGGACCACATTAGACGAAGAAAAGAAAAAAGGTAGCCACGGAAAAGTATGCTGGAAAGGCTATCGTAGAGGAAAAGGCAATAGTTGCCATAAGGTAAAAGGCGACGGCTAGTGTGCTTGTATAACGACGGTGTTATATTAGAAAAACAACTTTTTGACAAACAAACTATAAAAAATATAAAAGAAAGTGTTTCAGCATTAAAACCTGATCACGGGTTTGATCATAACCTTGAATTCACTGTTGATAAACCAAAAAACCTATACAGTCAATATTGTTCAGAAAACATAGACGATAAAAGTTTTTCTATCCTAAATAATAAAATTAAAAAAATAGTAAACGACCACATAGAAGATGCTGTGCCTTTTGGTAATGGAAATGTAGTTGTACAAAATTCAGGATATAATGCTGTCATGCCACATCTTGATTGTCCTTACAGATTCACACAATACAATTATGAAAAAGATTTACTTGGCGTATTGGCATTTGTACCTTTAGATAATTTTACCAAAGAAAACGGTGCTACAGGGTTTGTAAAAGGAAGTCATAAATTTCACTTGGATAATGTAAAATGTTATGAAGGTCATTATAACGATTTTTATAATGACAACCATGAGCAAATTGAATGCAAGATTGGAGATGTAATTATTTGGAACGCAAAAATATTACATAGCGGCATGCCTAATCATACTAAGTATTCAAGGGCTGGTATTGCTATAAATTATGTTAGCAATAGTATTATGGATAACCTATACAAAATTATGAATGAACAAAGTCATAGTGAGCAATATAGAAATGACGTTTGAAGAAAACATACATAACTGGATAGAAAAATTCCTAAGTATACCTAACACGACTTTTAGTAATCTGCCTCCTTGTCCCTTTGCTAAACAAGCAATGTTAGAAGACAAAATACAATGTGTTGAATTAAAGGCTATAGATCGACTTAGCATTGGTGAATATTTTATATGCGAATTAGAAAACTTTTCTTATCATTGGCCTAGAAAAAAAGAAGTAGTAATATTAGGTTGCGACCCACAATTAATCACTAGCGAAGAATTATCTCGTGCTGTAGGACATGCTAACGATCAATTTTTACATAACAGAGGATACATTGCGCTAGAGGATCATCCAGACGAAGAAGAAAAAGTTAATGAAGTAATTTTAAACAATGGCCAATATGCCATTGTATTTTTACAGGATTCAAAAAAGTTAAATACAGCAAGAACAGCATTACAAAAACAAAATTATTATGTTAACTGGGATGCCGAATACTATGCTGATGTAACTGAAATATGACAAGTAGAATCGATTTAACAAAAACAACATATAAAACAATTGATTTTAAATTGTTGTCTAGTAATGAATTTACAGAATGTGAACAAATATACAAACAGTATATAAGATACAAAAACTTTGAAGAAATATATCCAATTTTTAGAGAAGACTGGGATCATTCTACAGTTTTTGGATATTACGACAACAACCAATTAGTAGCATGGAGTGCTTATTATGTATATCCTAGTAAAAGCACAGCACATGCGGATCAATTTGCTTGGAACTACAAGAATCCTAAACTTAAATTAGGTTACAAATCTTTGAGAAGTGAATGTGCCTATTTTAGAAATATAGGATTTAAATACCTAATACTCGGAGATCTATACAGTTACAAACAAGAGCTTAAAGGATTTGAAACAATAAATATAGATTCACCAGGCGCATTTGAGTCTTGACTTATTACATATAATAGTATATAATTAAATTAAAACAAAAGGAGCAAGTATGAGTGACAGAGTTTACGGCGCTGAAGAAAAAGCTAAACTAGAACGTCTAGTAAAAGAAGGTGTAACAGTATTACAAGAGATTGAAGATTTACAAGGCGGATTGAAAGAAACTGTGAAAGCAGTAGCAGAAGAACTTAACGTAAAACCTAGTCTTATTAATAAAGCAATTAAAGTTGCTCAAAAAAATGACTGGTCACGTCATCAAGATGAATTTGAAGATCTTGAAACCATTGTTGCTACAACTGGATATGATAAAGACTAAGTACTTTAAGGAGTTTACATGAATCGAGGCAAAGTAGAACCAGTTTGGCAAGACCAAAGTTTTTATAATTTAGATTATGAAAGTCGCGGTGGTTATGGGCAAGATGAATACATCATGTATGGGCACGATCCATACAAAGTAATAATTAACAATGATGTATATGTTGGCCCAATGTCTAAGATGCCAGACTTTAGTAGCAATGTGATTGAACAACTTCCAACTCATGATAGTTATAGTGTTGCTTTTTACAGAACACCACCAGGTAACATATTGCCAGTACATAAAGATATGTATTGTAATTATATGAAAATGAACAACATATCAGATGTTAACAAAATTACTAGATACATTGTTTTCTTAGAAGATTCTAAACGTGGACATCTTTTTCAAATAGAAAAAGAAGTGTTAGCAGACTGGAAGCGTGGAGATTGGATTAGTTGGACAGGCAGTACTTTACATGCGGCATATAATATGGGTATAGAGCATAGGTACACAATGCAGGTTACCTGTTTTGATAACTAGAATATTAGATTACTTTAAAGAGAGTTATAGATTATCTCCAGTAGCGTTTTACTGTGAAATGGCCGAAACAACTTTATTAATGGCTGCTTCAGTAATACTTACTTTTACTGTGTTAGATCCTGCTACTGAACTTTTTATACCAATGTATTTAATAGGTAGTATACTAGGTGTCATTAGCACAGTTATACGAAAGGCAGCATTTGCTATTATATTGTGTGCTTGGTTTGTGCTTATGAATTCTCTTGCTCTAATACAACTTTTCGTGTTATAATAATAAAAAGGAATATAAATGCCATACGTTGATGCTTTTTTTGATAGAGATGCTGATATTATTCGTGCCGTTGAACGCCGCGATGGCAAAAGGCATTATCAAGAATATCAAGCAAAGTACACATTTTACTATGAAGATCCACGTGGCAAATACAAAAGCATTTATGGTGATCCATTAACACGTATTGTATGTAAAAACACAAAAGACTTTCGCAAGGAACTTGCTATAAACAAAGGCAAGAAAATGTTTGAGTCTGATCTTAATCCTATATTTCAATGTTTAAGCGAACACTATCTTAATCAAGATGCTCCTAAAATGAATGTTGCTTTTTTTGATATTGAGACAGACTTTGATCCAGAGCGTGGCTTTGCTGATCCAAGCGATCCTTTTATGCCTATTACTGCTATTACTGTACATTTACAATGGCTAGATGCTCTTATTACTTTTGCTTTGCCGCCAAAGACACTAACTATGGAAGAAGCACAGGCAGAAGTAGAAGATTTTGACAATACATTCTTGTATGCTAATGAAGGCGAAATGCTAGAAGCGTTTCTTGATATTATTGAAGATGCTGATATTATAAGTGGTTGGAACAGCGAAGGTTATGATATTCCATATACAGTCAATCGTGTAAGTAGAGTGCTGAGCAAGGATGATACAAGACGTTTTTGTTTGTGGAAGCAACTTCCTAAAAGACGTGAGTTTGAAAAGTATGGCAAAACTGCTGAAACATTTGATACTGTTGGCAGAGTACATATGGACTATCTTGAACTATATCGCAAGTACACATATGAAGAACGCCACACATACAGACTAGATGCTATCGGCGAATTGGAAGTTGGTGAAAACAAGACTGTGTATGAAGGCACACTTGATCAACTTTATAACAATGACTTCAAGAGATTTATTGAATATAATAGACAAGACGTTGCCCTACTTGACAAACTAGATAAGAAGTTAAGGTTTATTGACTTAGCAAATCAAATTGCACATGACAACACAGTGCTATTACAAACAACAATGGGTGCTGTAGCAGTTACAGAACAAGCTATTGTAAATGAGTCGCATAATAGGGGCATGCAAGTTCCAAACAGAAAAGAACGTGATGGACAGACAGCAGCAGCTGGTGCTTATGTTGCGTTTCCTAAAAAAGGTTTACATGAATGGATTGGTTCAATGGATTTGAACAGTCTGTATCCAAGTGTTATTAGAGCAATGAACATGGCACCTGAAACTATTATAGGACAAATTAGATTAGAAATAAGCGAAGCTCGTGTACAAGAAGATATGACACTTAAAAAGAAAAGTTTTGCGGGCAGTTGGGAAGGCAGATTTGCTACTGAAGAATATGAAGCTGTAATGGATCAACGTAGGGATGTATCTCTTACTATTGACTGGGAAGAAGGTAAGGAGCCAGCAGGCAGCACTAGTGATGTTCTAAGTGGTGCTGAAATACACAAACTTATTTTTGATAGTCAAATGCCGTGGATGCTTAGTGCTAACGGCACTATTTTTACTACAGAATATGAAGGCATTATTCCTGGTATTCTAAAGCGTTGGTATAGCGAACGTAAAGATCTACAAAAGATGTTAAAGAAAGCAAAAGATGCTAAAAATGACGCAGAGATTGAATACTGGGATAAACGTCAGCTAGTTAAGAAGATTAACTTGAACAGTTTGTATGGTGCTATTTTAAATCCTGGTTGTAGATTCTTTGATAAACGTATTGGACAGTCAACTACACTTACAGGTAGACAGATTGTTAAGCATATGAGCGCAGAAGTAAACAAAGTTGTTACTGGTGAATATGATCACGTAGGCAAAGCTATTATATATGGCGATACAGACTCTGTGTATTTTAGTGCGTGGCCTGTGTTAAAAGATGAAGTTGCTCAAGGTACTATACCTTGGGGTAAGGATAATGTTATTACATTGTATGATCAGATTTGTGAACAAGCAAACACAACATTTCCAGACTTTATGATGCGAGCATTTCATTGTCCAAAGTCACGTAGTGATGTTATTGCGGCGGCTAGAGAAATTGTTGCTGAAACAGGCTTGTACATTACAAAGAAACGTTATGCGGCATTAGTATATGACTTGGAAGGCTTTAGAACAGATGTTGATGGTAAACTAGGCAAAGTAAAAGCAATGGGGTTAGATTTAAAACGCAGCGATACTCCTGTGTTTATGCAAAACTTTTTAAAAGACTTATTAGATATGGTACTACAGAAAAAAGGTGAAAAAGAAATACTAGATGCTATAAGTGATTTTAGACGTGAGTTCAAAGAACGTCCAGGATTTGAAAAAGGATCACCTAAACGTGCTAACAAGATTGGACATTATCAGCGTCTTGAGGAAAAGCAAGGCAAAGCAAACATGCCTGGACACGTAAGAGCCAGCATCAACTGGAATACACTTAAACGTATGAATGGTGACAAATACTCACAAGAGATTGTAGATGGTATGAAAGTTATTGTTTGTAAACTTAGACAAAATCCATTGGGTTTTACTAGTGTTGCTTATCCAACAGATGAACTACGTATTCCAGACTGGTTTAAAGAACTTCCATTTGATAGTGACGCTATGGAAGAAGTGATTATTGACAACAAACTAGACAACTTGATTGGTGTGCTGAAATATGACTTAGAAAGCACAAAACAAAAAACTACATTTAACAATTTATTCGAATGGAGTTAATATG